GTGGTGGCGGAAGCGGTAGCCCAGCACAAGGAACAAAAGGCTCTAACGGAGTAAATAGCTCAATCTCAGCTCCAGCAGGACTTACAACAATCACATCAGCCGGAGGCGGAGGTGGTGGTAGTAGAGGAAATCTTGATGGTTCAGACGGAGGTTCTGGAGGTGGTGGAGCTTGGGGTCAACCAGGAACAGGTGCAGCCGGATCAGGTAACGTACCTTCCGTAACTCCCTCTCAAGGAAATGATGCAGGATCAGGAATTGCAGCTACTGCTGGAACAGCAAACACAGGCGGTGGCGGAGGAGGAGGTTCAGGAAACTTCCCTTCAGTTGGTGGTCCATTAGCTCCTGGAAAAGCTGGCGGATCAGGTGTGGTTATTTTAAGATTACCAACTTCTAAATATTCAGGAACAACTTCAGGAAGTCCAACGGTTACAACATGTGGGGCTTGCACAATTATAAAATTTACAGGAACGGGAACTTTTACAGTATAAATTATGGCAGACTTTGCAAAATTAGATGAAAATAATGTAGTAACACAAGTTTTGATGGTTGCGGATGCCACTGCAACTAGCGAGGAGGCTGGTGTAAATTTTTTAAAAACAGTCTACAATGAACCAGATGCTGTTTGGAAACAAACATGGGAAGATGGCAGCCAAAGAAAAAATTTTGCTGGAATAGGTTTTACATATGATTCAAGCAAAGATGCTTTTATACCCCCACAACCCTATCCTTCATGGACATTAAACGATGATACTTGTGAATGGGATCCTCCTGTTCCTTATCCTAGTGATACGCCAGTAGATAGTGATGGAAATCCAGCAAATTATAAGTGGGACGAAGACTCACAATCATGGATTGTGGTTCCTTACCCTGCAGATCCTAGTTAATATCATTTACTTTTGTTTTAAATATGTTATGTAATCTTGTATGAAAGATTATAAACCTACATGGCAAGTCCACGGAATATTTCCTGAACCAATTTATTTATCTCATTTAAATAGGCCTTTTACAAAAAAAGAATTAAAATCTGTAGAGAGTCATAAAAAAGATTTAATTCAAAACGCTGGTAATAAAACCTCAAAGAACAAATACGTTTTAAATAAACCAGAAATGTCTAAATTAAAAAAAGATTTATTAAAACATATTAATTTATATTTAGAAAAAGTTATTGCTACAGAACATAAAGTTACTCTAAATATTACTCAATCGTGGTTAAATTATACAAATGAAAACCAGTATCATCATGAACACTCTCACTCTAATTCTTTTCTATCAGGCGTTCTTTATATGAAAGCTAATTCTGAAACAGACAGAATCTTTTTTCATAAAGATATGAGTAAAGGGACTTTAAGATTAAAACCTAAAACATTTAATTTATACAACTCCCCTGAGTGGTTTTTTCGTGTTGCTGAAAGTATGATTGTTTTGTTTCCATCGTATTTAGTTCATTCAGTGAAAACAAAAGATGATGATAGTGAAAGAGTGAGTTTAGCGTTTAATGTATATTTAAAAGGAAAAATAGGAAGCTACCATTCTATTACAGAATTAGTTTTATAAAATGATAAAGAAAAAGAAAGCTCTAGATAAAGACATTTTTAAAGTTTATCAAAATTTATTTATGTCAGACAATTTTCCTTGGTTTTATGGAAAATATCAAACCACAAAGGGCAAAGACTCTGGTTATATGTATCATGCTCTTTATAGAAATAATTTTGTAAACTCTAATTATTATAAAGACATGTTTCCTTTATTTGATGTGTTAAGACCCAAAGCGATAATAAATGTTAGAGCTAATTTAAGTTTAAATTATAAAAGTAGAAATTATTCTGAATGGCATACTGATCATTATTTTATTAAAAATCCTAGCCATAAGACTGCCATATTTTATTTAAATACTAATAATGGTTATACAGAGTTTAAGGATGGTGAGAAAGTAATGTCTGAAGAGAATAAATTAATTATATTTGATTGTAATAAAGAACACAGAGCTGTGTCTCAAACAGATAAAGATTTTAGAATTGTTTTAAATATAAATTACTATGAATAAAAATATTGAACATTACTGTCTTGTTATTAAGGGTGCCATTGATAAAAAAACATGTAAAGAAACAATAAACTTTTTAAAGAAAAGTAAATATCAAAAACATTTGTTTTACAGTAATACAGATGGATATCAAAAATTATCTAAACATAAAGAGTTAGAGATAACTTATGATCAAGCTCCAACCTATGATAAATTAATGCAGGCAGTTTATGATTGCCTTGTTCGATATGTTAATCATGTAAGACTTGAATTTAAAATACCTTATCTGAACGGTTGGCAAGGTTATTCTGGTATTAGATTTAATAGATACAAGAAAGGTCAACAAATGCATCAACATGTAGATTTTATAGAAACACTATTTGACGATAAAAGAGGTGTGCCTAAATTAAGCATAGTAGGAAATTTAAATGATGATTATAAAGGTGGTGAGTTTATAATGTACGAAGATAAAAATATTGAAATGCATACAGGAGATGTTATTATCTTTCCTTCTACTTTTTTATATCCACATAAAGTTAATGAAGTAAAAAAAGGAATAAGATATAGTTTTGTAAGTTGGGCTTGGTAATATGAATAATTTATTTAGAGAGGAATATTTTAAATCACCTATTTATTGGTTAGAAAAACCAGAGTGGGTTAAAGACTTAAACAAAGCATCAAACCCTTTTATCAAAGAAGCTAAGAAACATATAAGCAAAGATATTACAAAAAGAAATAAAAAATACGGTAACAAAAAAGATCATGGATTTGTTGCTCACTCAAAGCCATTAACAAACGCTAAAGGTTTTGAACAATTACAAAAATTTATTGTGAACACTGCGGAGAGTATTTTGCTTGACCAAGGATATAATTTAGAAAACCACATGTTAGCTATAAACGAGTTCTGGGTTCAAGAGTTTGCTAAAGCGGGTGGCGGGAATCATGACTTACACACACATTGGAATGGACACATATCTGGTTTTTATTTTTTAAAAGGATCCGAAAGAACATCTTTCCCTGTCTTTGAAGACCCAAGACCAGGAAGACTTATGAATCTATTGCATGAAAAAAACGTAGATAATTTGACTGACTCAAGTTCAAAAGTAAACTTCAAGGTAAAACCAGGTAAGATGATTTTCTTTAATTCTTATCTTCCACACAGATTCCCTGTAGATAATGGTTATGAACCTTTTAGATTTATTCACTGGAACATATCAGCAATACCAACTAGCCTTCTTTCAGGTGTCAAATAAATTAATTATAGAAGATAGTTTTATCACAGAGGATCAATCACAAAAGATTCACAAGACTCTTACGGATTGTTTTTTTCCTTGGTACTATCAAGAAAACACAGCACGTCTTAAACGAAAAGAATTTTACTTTCAATTTGCACATGTATTTTTTGAACACGATAAAATTAATAGTAATTATTTTGAGTTGTTAGATCCTATTTTAAGTAAAATTAAAATGAAGAAACTTAGAAGAATTAAAGCTAATTTAACAACCATGCATCATGAGGTAAAGCCGTTGAAAGCACACATAGATTATATGGATACATCAAAGAAAGCTAGAACAGGTATCTATTATGTTAATACTAACAATGGCTGCACCATATTTCCAAAAATTAAAAAAGAAATAAAGAGTGAGGCCAATAGGTTTGTGAGTTTCCCTGTAAATACTCAGCACACAGGCACCACTCACACCGACGAGAAAATAAGGCTAGTCATCAATTTTAACTACTTCATCTAAATGATTTGATATCAGATCTAGAATGGACTATATTTTTAGCCAAAAACTAGTATAATGATTTACTATGGCACTGAAAAAAGTACAATTTTTACCTGGATTCAATAAACAACTTACCGAAACTCAAGCTGAGGGGCAATGGGTAGACGGTGATAATGTTAGATTTAGATATGGCTCACCAGAAAAAATAGGTGGTTGGCAGCAACTAAGCAACGTTAAAATAACAGGTGCTGCTAGAGCTATGCATCATATTGTAAATAGTAGCGGTATAAAATATTCTATAATAGGAACTAACAGAATATTGTACGCTTACTCAGGTGGTGTATTTTATGATATACACCCGATTAGAGATACCACAACTTTAACTAACGCTTTTACCACAACTAACGGATCTCCAACTGTTACCATAACTTTTTCTTCAGGCCACAGTCTAAACCCTGGAGACATAATTTTATTAGATAATTTTACTGCTATTACAAATTCAAACTTTAGCGCTTCTGATTTTGACGACAAAAAATTTATGGTAACTAGCACACCGACTAACGTTACGCTAACTATAACAATGCCCTCAAATGAAACTGGTTCTGGTGCTACAACATCTGGAGGTATTAGAGTTCAGTCTTACTATCCTGTTGGACCCGCAGAGCAGCTACCAGGATTTGGTTGGGGCTTGGCTTCTTGGGGCGGTGAAGTATCAAACCCTCAAACAACAACTTTAAATGGAGCTCTACTAGATGATGCTAACGGAACAGGTGGATCAGGATCTTCAATTACGTTGACTAGTTCTACAGGTTTCCCGACAACAGGAACAAATTTTATAAAAGTAGGCACAGAAGAAATTTCTTATACTGGAGTATCAGGTAATGACTTAACTGGAATTACAAGAGCAGTTAGAGGAACAACAAGAGCTGCACATTCAGATGGAGCCACAGTAACAAATACATCTGACTTCGTAGCGTGGGGCGAGGCTGCATCAGGTGATTTAGTTATTGATCCAGGTCTTTGGTCTATTGATAACTTTGGTAATAAAATTATTGCTTTGATTCACAATAAACAAGTTTTTGAATGGAACGCAGATGCTGCAAATGCAAACGCAACGAGAGCAACAATTATATCCGGAGCTCCAACTGCATCTAGAGATATGATTGTATCTACACCTGATAGACACTTAGTATTCTTTGGCACGGAAACAACAATAGGAACACCAAGCACACAAGATCAAATGTTTATAAGATTCTCTGACCAAGAGAATATTAATTCATATACACCCACAGCAACTAACACAGCTGGTACTCAGAGACTTGCAGACGGATCTAGAATTATGGGAGCTGTTAGAGGTAGAGATGCAATCTACGTTTGGACCGACACTGCTTTATTCA